GTTTTACAAATTTTTAATTTTCTTTTTTATTTTTTATATAATCTTGTTTTTATTTTGAAGATGGAAGTGGTAGATTTTAGGAAAAATAAACAGGACATACTAACGGATTTATACAATTCTGAAAAAAATTTACCGAAATTGTCAAACGAATTATTATTTGAGTATTATGAAGCATTATTAAAAACTAGACATGATTCTTTACATTTCCTTATTTTAGAATATATGGGTTTTGAATGGGTTGAGGAATCAAGAATAACAGATGTTTTAGACATTAAATTACCAGAAAACTGGGGAAATAGAACACCTGATATATTAAAGAAAATGATGGGTGAATTGTTGTTTTGTGATGTTTCTATAACATATGATATTGAAAAAACATCACAAAAAAAAGCAAAAAGTTATATGCCAATTGTTGATTGGTTAAATATAAATTATAATAAAACTATATATATACATATAAATTTAAAAAGTGATATAAGTAATTTGGATATTGAATTAAATAAATTGGGAAAATATAAAGTTAATCATTTTGATAATTATTGGTTTAATAGATTTTTGGACATAATATCTGATAAACTGAAATTTGTAAATGAAAATATAGACAAGGAATATTTTGAAATTGAAAAGATAAAGAAATTAAATACAAAAACAGATATAAATAATAAAACATATTTTAAAGATGAGTTAAAATATATAAACATGGGTAATTACTCAGATTTAAATTGTGATTTAGAAAACCTCTTGAATTATAATAATAAATATGATATTGAAGAAAAAATTAAAGAAAATATAAAAAATTACGATGAAGATAATATAAAGATATATTTAAAAAATATACTAGACAATGAAGATAATGTAATATATAAAAAATATAATGATAATAAGTTGGAAAAGAGTCAATTTGAGGAGGCATCAGTAAGTATAAAAAAATTAAATGATGTTTATAAAAAATCAACACCAAAACCAACACTTCATGTTATGTTACCTTTTTTTGAGGAAGAAAATCATACCCAAAAAAAAGATTATGAAAATATTATAGATTTAAAAGATATGTTAATGGAAAATATTGATTATGATAGTCCTGAATTTTACACAAATAATAAATTAAATTTAATAGTTGGTTTATTAAATGGTCTAAATAATTTGTTAACAACATCCGTAGATAAAAATTATAATTATGAAACATTTATTAGTCATTATAATGACAACAAGATAAAACAAGACTATAAAGAATATAAAAAAAATTTTAATTTCCAAAGATATTATAGCATGAATTTACTCAACAAGGATTTAAAGAAAAAATATAAAATAACAAATACTTTTTTAAAGAAACATAATTTCTATTTTAATAAGATTGATGAAGAATCAATGTTAAATCAATACAACAAATCATTAACATATTTAAAAGATAAAGATTATAGCATAGATGAGGAGTATACTTTACATGATTTCTTAAAGAAAAACAAAATAATAAATGGAGATAAAGGTTGTGATTTGGTTACATCAAATAAAACAATTTATATAGATATTGAGAAACTAAATGTGTTGTCCAAATTGGCGTATGAAAAAACAGGTATAAAATATAAATTTGGTGAAAGTGTATTAAAGAAAACAGAAGAAAAAACAACTATAGATTTTGATTATGACAAAAATATTGGTTTCTTATTAGACTATTTCCAATCAAATATACCAAAAATAAATTACAATTTAAATGAATATATATTAAATGATTATGATGAGTATGATTCTATAGAGGCTAAACAAATGAAAAAAGAATTAAATAGTTCATTCTCACAACCTTATAATGTTTTATCAGAAACAAATGCATTTTGGTATGCTAGAAACTCCCATAATATATATAATGAATTATTACATGTTGTTAAATTAAATTCAAAGAAAAAAACATTTACTTTTTTGAATTGTGGATTAAAAAATTTTTTTATAATTATTGCAAGGAATTATGCTCCAAATGTCCAAGATGGTCAACCATTTATGTGTGTATTAATAACAAAAAAACCAGAATTATATAATGATATATATGGTAAAGTATATAAAACAAAATTAAAAAATGACTATACATTGGTTTACACAAATTGGAGAAGACTATCAACAATAAAAATAACATTTCTTAGGGATTCTTTTTACACAACATTATCTAGTAGTATGAATAGTATATTATCTTCACCAAATACTGGAGACTATTATGTTGATAATAGATTAAAAAAGATATACTCCTTAAGAGTTTTAATTGCTCACACAACAAATCAAAAAATTTCTGAATTACTTATGGACACAAGATATGCCTATATGTCTGCATTTTCAACACATACAAATATTACAAAATTATTAATAGAAAAATTTGGTCCACCATATTACAATTGTTTAGAGTTATGGATAATAAAAAGATTATTGAAAAGGTTACCAATGATTAATCAAGCAGCCTTTGATGGTGGTATAGACCAATATAAAATAGAAATGGATGTGAATGTTAGAAACATAAATAACATTGGTGGAACAATCAAATTACCAAGTTTATGGTATGATTATTTTTTAACTGATGTTACTGAACTCTTGGATGAAATATTTATATATGTACATACTATAAAAGAACCATCAAATATTCATCATGAAAATATTAAAGCATTAAGAACAATAAGGAAATTCCAGAGTTTATATGAAACATTAAATAAAAAACAACAATATGGTCTTCTATCAAGTTATGAAGATTTTGATAACTTTTTATTGTCGGATAATCCTATAGGTTGTTGTGCAAATATAATATATTATTCTGTTAAAAACACAATAAAAAAAGAGAAACCATTTTTTAAAAAAATAATACACACGATAAATGATGAGTCTATTGGGGAGATATTGAGCACAAAAGCAGTTATTGATGACAAAGACAGGCTTGTTGTTTCAACAGAACCTTCAAAAAGAGATATAAAAAAAACATTAAATATATATAAGAGGAAATTTGATAAAGAAAATTTAACAAATGAGGAAGAAAAAAATATAAAAAAATATTATCTACAAACAAATTCAAAATATTATAACAAATATAAAGCAAGGCAAAAGGTAATGGAAACTATATTGGAGTATGCTGAAGAAAAAAATCTTAGTACAACAATACAATTTGCTGAAGAGTTTATAAAATCAAAAAAGAAAGTTGTTGCAGATATTTGTATAAAATCTCAATATGGTAGTAAGAGAGAATTCTATGTTGTTAATATTGGTGCAAAAACATTAGGTAGAGTTGCAGAAAATTTTTATAAACAACTATGTGACAATTCCCCAAATGAGGCTATATCCATACCTGGTGATGATAAAATATTAGCAATGCAAACTATGCTTGATAAGGTATATTTTAATTATAATCCGAAAGTACATAAAATAACTTATGTTAATGGTGATTGTACAAAATGGTCTGCAGCAGAAACAATGGCTTCATTTATATCCATGACAATGGCATTGGAAGAATTCATAACACCAAAAATGTATAATTTTTTGATTGCTACTTTCAATGCCTGGTCTGATAAAGATATTCAAATACCAATGGATGTATACAATAAAGTTATTGCTTCAGAAAAATATCAAACAATGTATCTTAATGAATTGAAAAGTCATGAAACAGCAACATTAAAAAGTACTCAGAATTTTCTACAAGGTATGTTTAACTATTCATCTTCATACAAGGCAGTTTGTTGCACCAATTATACTATAAAAACTTGGAAAGAAATATATCCCAAAAGTGATCTACATGTTGAACATATGGAGCATTCCGATGATTATGTTTTAATTGTATTATATAGTGATATTAAAGAATTAGAAAAATTTAGAGTTTTGCAAAAAATATGTATGAAAATGCATGGTTATAATGATAGTGATAGAAAAACAAGTATACAACCTTATTTTATGGAATTTGTTTCACAAATATCTTTTAACGGTGTAATGTTATATCCACAAATAAAAAAATCAAAAGAAGTTAATCTTTCTTTACCATGTACAGGTTATAAAACAGATATGGATGCAGCTTTATCAAGAGTTAAAGAATGTTCTAGGGTTGGATGTAATCAAAGTTTCCTTTATTTTTTCCAAAAATTACATGTTTATGTTGTTGCAGAAGCTTATGGCACATTACCAGGTATGACAAATTCAATGAATAAAACATATTTAGAATTATTGAATACACCAATAGAATTGTTTGGTCTACCTAATCCATTACCATTATTTTCCTTATATTGTAAAGGTAATATAAATAATTATAGATTATATTTATATGGTGATTATGATTGTAAAAAAACAATATGTTTATTACATAAATTTGCTATTGAGGATGAAGAAAAAATGAATTATCTGAATGAAAATGTTGATTATAAATATTCATTAAAAACACCAAATTTTATTTATGATTTAAAGAATAAAACGGTTGATAAAATTAGGAAAGCAATAAATGTAAACCCTGAAACAATAACAAAATTTTGGGAGGATAACATTAGTTATAAATTTATAAAACCAAAGACATTAAGTGACATAATAATTTGGATAAAAGCAATGTTCTTTAATAAAAGTTTCTTGGAGGCATATACAAAAACATCAAGAGCAGATATGACAATGAGGATATCAACTTATGTAAAAGGTAAAATAATAAAAGATATATTAAATGTTGAAGATTTTGTTAATGAAAAAAATAATTTGGAAAACAATTGTCTAACAATAAAAGAATATTATGATATGATGATGATTAAGTTTTTAGAAAAACCAAATAATAATATATTGGAAGAATATACAATGGAAATAGGGAAAACAAATATGTTAATGAAAACAATAACAAAAAGTGATCCCACAATTAGTACAATTTATTCAATTTTGGCAAAAACAAAATTTATGGGTACTGGCAGGAATAAAACTAGAACTATTCAAGTTGCATTGAAAACACCTAGAAAAATAAAAACATTTACAATTGAAAATAATCCCGCAGATATACTACAATATATTTATAATAGAGACAATTTTTTGAAGGATAACAGAACATTAATATCAAGAGTTTCAATGGAAAAAGATATGAAGGTTATAAAGAATAGAATACCAGAAGAAATTTTAATGTCTAAAAAAACAATGGCAATACTTTCTGTTTATAATGATTTACTCATAAATAAAGAAAAAAAGATTGTTATGTTTGGTTTTAATAGACATACTAAAACATTGATTGAAAATATTAAAGAAACATTAATATATAATTATTTACCTGGTAAATTGGTGATTGTTAAGATGAAAACAAATATTGAAGTGAAGGACCCTTTAGATGGTAGTGTTTTATTTTTACATGGTGTTGGATTGTCAAAAGATTATCATAAACAGTCTCTAGAAAATATTTGTATACTATACACTTATCTCCAATTAAAAACAGATATGGATATCGACACAATAAAAAAAACATTGAGTAAATTATTTTTTAAATTTAAAGATGGGGAAGATCATACATATAATTATAGGGATATTTTAACAATGATAAATATGGATTATGCATTAAATTTTAATTTTAATCAATCAGAAATAAAGATTGCTGCCTATCTTAAAGCAATATTAATGAACGATAATAGTATGATTGATGAGTTTATAAACAGTGTTTATTCATTTTCTTATACATATTTAAAAGAATCAAAAAATATTGGTGGTAATTATGGTCTGACACATCTTGAGTTCAGTTATTTGAAAATAAATTGTGAGGTATATACAATAGATGAGTCACAACCAACATTTTTACTTTTGAATAGATACACTGAAACATATAGGAATAATTTATATAATATTGCTCTTAGATTAACGAACAAGATGAGTCAAAAAGAATATGAAAAAACACAAAACAATGATAATTGTAAATTATATCAATATTCAAACATAAAAGATATTAAATTATTTAATGAATTAAAAATTACACATTGTTTAACGAAAAAAAACATGGAAAATAAGATGATGAAGTTATCAGAAATAAAAGATGATCAATATGTTTACCCAATATTTTTAACAAAAAAAGAATTGACAAAAATAGGAAAAAAGAAATATTCCTCAAAAAATGTTTACCCTATTGTTGATTATAAAAATGTATGTGTAAAGTTAGGTAAAAAGAAAATATATACTTTACCATTTTGGCACTGTGAACAACATGATAATGTAAAATATACTGGTGATGAATTTGTAAACGGTGTTTTTATAAAAAATCTTGTTAGTAACAGATTACTTATGAATTATTTCCAAAATAAACTTTCTGTTTATAACACAAATGTTAAATTAAATTATAATTGTTATGAAAAAATAGAATATTTAATTAATAATATTAAAAATCAAAAAATATATGATATAATGTTTGGCAAATTAATTGATAGGGAATCTGTATTTTTAAATTGTTTACCAGAAAAAGAAAAATTATTCAATAAAAAATTTAGTGAGAATATAAGAAAAACATTAAAAGAAGAAGTAAAATCAGAAATTATAATAACAAATGATAAATTAGATAAGTTTGAGGATACTATTTTAACTTTTGACTTTAATGATGATTTTTTAATGGAAAGTGATAATAATGAAGATGATGATTTTCTTGAGGATACAACAGAATTTGATATAAAAATGAGGTATATAGACAAAGAAGATTTTTTAGCAATTGACACAAAAACATTTGATGATTTCCTTGTTTTCCCACCAAAAAAAGAATCAATAAGAGATAAAACAAATTATATTGTTAGAAGCTTAAAATTAAAAGAAGAATTAACAACATATCTTATCTTCTTAGAATATGATGTTAAATTAAATTACACAAATATGTCTATGCCAAACTTATTGAGGAATATAGATTTTTTTTATAATAAATATCTAAAAGTAAATAATGATGAATTAAAATTAATATTTATGATGAAAATGTACAAATGTTTATGTTATACATTCTTAATTGAGAAAGAAACAAAGAGTAGTTTGACTTTTATACACAATGACGACACAAAATTAATAAAAATATTAAGGATGTCAAAATTTGATGAAAAAACACTGAATAATGTTAAAATATCAAGAAAGGTTTATAATTATGATATTGATTCCAACCAATTAGTTATTTATTTCATTGTTGATTTTAAAACATACATGGAAATATTTACTAATGAAATAAATAATTCAAAAGTTATATTACATTTTTTGATATTGAGTCAAAAAATTGAAGATATTATTAATAAAAACATAAAAGACTTTGATGATGATGAAGATAAAGAAAA